ACCATCTCTTTTTTTTCAAGGGTTAGCAGAGGGGGGTAGAGGATCAAAAATGAGCAAGACAGGACCGAAAAAAACGCCTACGCAGATATTGAAGATGCGTGGATCGTGGCTGGCAGATAAGCGTGGTGACGAGCCGGCCGGCGAGGTTGGTGTTCCGGTTTGCCCGGCATGGCTGCAGGGCGTGGCTAGGCGGAAGTGGACCGAGTTAACGAAGCAGTTGGATATGATGGGTGTGCTGACTACTGTGGACCGAAATGCTCTGGCGAGGTATTGCAAGGTGTGGGCGATGTGGCGGGATGCTGTATCGTTCCTCGACGATAAGGGTACCGTTTATACATTGAAGGATAACGAGGGTAAGGCTAAGTATTTGCAGCAGTTTCCGCAGGTTGGGATAATGAATAACCTGGCTTCGCAGTTGAGCAAGTTGGAGGATTCTTTTGGGATGACACCATCTGCGAGGGCGGGGCTGGTAGTTGACAAGAAAAAGAAGGACTCAGGGAAGTCGAGATTCTTTAATAAGGTGGGCTAATCACGGACGATAAATTGAAAATTGAATATGTGCAGATTGATTCTGTGAAGTTGAATCCTGCTAATCCCCGCAAGAATGACGAGACAGTGGAGGCTGTTGTCAAGTCTATTAAGGCGTTTGGATATACTAATCCTATCCTTGTCAGGCGGGATGATGGCGTAGTTATTGCAGGGCATACGAGGGTTAAGGCATTGAAGCAGTTGGGCTTTGACAAGGTGCCTGTTGTGTACTTGGACCTGAGCGAGACAGATGCCAAGGCTTATATGCTGACAGATAATAAGCTGACGGAGAATACCGAGTGGGACTTTCCGAAGTTGGCGGATTTGTTTGTTGAGCTTGATGGGCTGAATGTTGACTTGGATTTAACGGGGTTCAGTGCTGACGAGATTGCCGACTTTGTTGCACCGGACTTTGGTGATGACGGTGAGGATGACAGTGTTCCTGAACCGCCGAAGGAGGCAACTACCAAGACAGGGGACTTGTGGCGGCTGGGGAAGCACAGGCTCCTGTGCGGTGACTGTACTGTTGAGGACAATGTCAAGCGGCTGATGGATGGCAAGAAAGCTGAGATATTGTTTACCAGTCCACCATATTCTGATATGCGTGATTATGGTGGAAATGATTTAAGTGTCGATGTGTTAGTTAGGTTTATATCAGCATTTTCTTCGTTTACAGAGTATCAAATAATCAACTTAGGGCTTAAAAGAAAAGATAACGAAATTGTCCAATACTGGGACGAATATATTCAAGAAGCAAAAAAAGCTGGTTATGTTTTTCTGAGTTGGAATGTTTGGAGTCGGCGAGGAATGGGCGGGAGTATCGCAAATATGTCCGCTATGTTTAGGATGGAGCATGAGTGGATTTTTGTTTTTGGGAAATCAAGAAAAAAACTGAATAGAACACAAAGGAATAAATCCGCTGGATCGCATACTGGGATAACGAATAGACAAAAAGATGGCACAACAAAAAAGGCGAAACCAAAGATTGTCAAAGATTATGGAAGACTAAGCAGCGTGACTGAGATGTGTTATGGGAATTCTGAGGAACATCCTGCGGTGTTTCCAGTTGTTTTTCCAGTTGAATACATAAATGCAATGACAAGTGATGGACAAATTGTTATCGACCCATTCCTTGGGTCAGGAACAACCTTAATAGCCTGCGAGAAGACAGGCCGTATTTGTTACGGGATGGAGATTGACCCTATATACTGTGATGTAATCGTTAAGCGTTGGGAGCAATATACGGGGGAAAAGGCAGAATTATTAAAGGGATAAGCATGGAAGCAAAACCGAACAAGATTATGGTAGGGATGCCGATTAGTAAGGACCAAAGGTGCGACGTACATACGGGAATGTATCTTGGCATATTGGCAACAAGGGCTGATGTAACTATCAATATTGCACCGACACCATCTGCGGAGTGGGGCCGGAATCATATAGTCAAGGGCGGGATGAAAAACCCGGACATCACACATTTTTTCTTTGTGGACTCTGACGTAAGGTTTCCGATTACGGCGCTTGACCAATTGATTACACAGGACAAGGATATAATTGCTGGTGTGACTCCGATGTATTTCGACAAGCATTTACAATGGTCGGCAAGTTTGAAGATGGAGGGTGAATTGTACCGATGGATTCCAAAGGACGAATTACCTGAGAAGACGTTTAAGTGTTTGGGGTTAGGTGGTACGACTATCCTGATTAGGCGTGAGGTGTTTGAGGCTATAGGTTTTCCGTATTACCAGATGGTGTATCGTGAGGACTTGGTTAAGACCGAGGACGTTGTACTCTGTGAGAGGGCGAAGGCGGCCGGATATGAATTGTGGTGTGACCCGACAATAAAGTGTGGACATCAGCAGACTAATAATTTGCGGGATTTGTTTAACCTATGGTAAGCATTTTAATTCCAACAATACGGACGGCTGGTTTGCAGAGGTGTGTTAACGCAGCAAAGATGCACGCTGGCGTTGATTTGGATGTTCAGTTTATGTACGCCTTGGATAGCAACAGAATAGGCTGCCCGAAGATACTGAAATATCTAGTTGAGCGTTCCAAGTTTGATTTGGTTATGTTTCTTGGTGACGATACTATCCCGCAGCAGGATTATTTGATAGAGGCTATAAATGCAATGGCTTCGCTTCCGGGTGGATGGGGGTTAGTTGGGCTGAATGATGGGTTCCAGGATGGCACAAAACTGGCGACTCACTGGTTGGCAAGCAAGAAATTACTGCCGTTGATCGGTGGAGAGTTTTTCCACACTGGGTATTTACATACGTTTTGCGATAATGAGTTGACCGAAAGATGTAAGGTGTTGGGCAGATATGTGTGGGCGGTCAATTCAAAGATAGAACATGACCACCCTTTGGTTAAGGGTACACCTGCTGATGCAGATTACCAGAGGGTTTATTCCAAAAAGTACCAGGACCACGACAACGAGTTATTTTTAAGTAGGCGGCACTTGTGGATAGATGGCGAAACGAACAAAAAAGACACTGGAAAAGATATTAAAAACTATACCAGGATATAATCCTTGGGACGACAAGGGTGACTGCTGGTTAGATTATGACGCGGCATGGCAGGCGATAGACTTCTTTCCTGAGTGCCTGGTACATATTAAAGGGGACCTGGCCGGACAACCTTTTGAGTTAGAGGTTTGGGAACAGGCCATTATCGGTAATCTGTTCGGGTGGAAATTACCTGATGGCCGTAGGCGGTACCGGACAGCGTTTGTATTCGTGGCAAGAAAGAACGGCAAGACTTCGCTGTCGGCCGGGTTGGTATTGTATGTTTTGTTTTGCGATGGTGAGCCTGGAGCCGAGATATATTCTGCTGCTGGTGAACGTGAGCAGGCTTCGATTATCTTTGATATATCCAAAAGGATGATTGAGCATGAGCCGGAGTTAGCGGATAGATGCAAGATATTCCAGAAGTCGATTGTTATAGATTCATCTGCCAGTAGTTACAAGGCTATAAGTGCTGACGCAAAAACGAAGCATGGATTTAATAGTCATCTGGTTGTGGTTGACGAGTTGCACGTTCAGCCGAACCGTGAGCTTGTAGATGTGTTGGAGACTTCGACAGGGGCCAGGAGCCAGCCGTTGATCGTACATATAACGACTGCGGGGCTGTACGATAGGGAATCGATCTGTTGGGAAAAGTACGATAAGGCCGTTAAGGTTCGGGACGGTATTATTAAGGACCAATCATTTTTACCAGTGATATACGAATCAGGTAAGGATGCTGACTGGCAGGACGAGGAGATATGGAAAAAAGCGAATCCGAATTATGGGGTGTCTGTAAGTAAGGAGTATTTCCGACAACAACACAAGAAGGCGATTGATAGTCCAGCGTTCGAGAATACATTTAGGCGATTACATTTGAACCAATGGACGGAGCAGGATGTGAGATTCTTAAGCGTTGACCAATGGCGGAAGTCTGGTGGTGGATTGGACCTTAATGGGCTTAAGGGCAGGGAATGTTTTGGTGGATTAGACTTAGCGAGTTCGACTGACTTGGCTTCTTTCGTGTTGGCGTTTCCCGGCAGCGATGGAATAATTGACGTGTTGCCGTTTTACTGGTGTCCTAAAGATAAAGCGAACACAAGAGAGTTGCATGATAACGTACCTTATTTAACATGGGCGAGGCAGGGATATATAAAACTGACCGAGGGTAATGTTATTGATTACGATGTCATCGAAGCAAAGATTAAAGAATTAAATGAAATTTATCATATACGTGAGATTGCAGTTGACCGATGGCAGGCCGCCCAAATCATTACGCATCTGAGTAATGACGGCTTTGAGGTTGTGCCGTTTGGTCAGGGTTATGCTTCGATGTCGGCACCTACGAAGGAACTTGAAAAGTTGGTGTTAGGGGTACAGTTAAGGCATGGTAACAATCCAGTTTTGAACTGGAACGCTTCAAATATATCTGTCGAAAAAGATTATGCCGATAACTATAAACCCAGTAAAAGAAAGTCAATAGAAAAAATAGACGGAATTGTTGCTTTGATTATGGCTCTTGGAAGAATGATAGTGAGAGAGCCTGAGATAAACATCAATGATATTTATAATACTGCGGGAATATGAAAACATGAAAATATATTTTCCGAATATCAAAAACATATTAAAGAGAATTAGCGAAAAAAGATCAAGCGTGCAATCGGGTGGGAATCCTCAGACCCCTGGCTATTGGTTACAAAAACTGTTTGGGGCTGGCAATGCTACGACTTCTGGCGTAAGCGTAAATGAGGAAACAGCGTTAAAATTTTCCGCTGTGTGGGCTGCTGTTAATATTATCAGTGGGGCGGTTGGCTTCTTGCCAATGCCTGTATATAAAAGAGTTAAGGGTGGTAAGGAACCAGCTTTTATTCATCCGGTTTATAAGTTGCTACACGATAGGCCGAATAAGTTTATGGATGCAATTACGTTTCGTGAGACTTTGCAATCTCATGTATTGACATGGGGTAATGGTTACGCAGAGATCGAGCGTGATGGCGCCATGAGGCCGTTGGCGTTGTGGCCATTGAGTCCTGCGAGGGTTGAGCCTGTAGTTGTAAATTCCAAATTGGTTTATGAAGTATCGAGGGATGATGGCCCGATGGTACAATTACCATATACCAATGTTTTGCATATTAAGGGTTTGGGGTTTGATGGATTAAAGGGATATTCAGTTATCGCAATGGCTGCTAATTCTATCGGTTATGGATTGGCAGCGGAGGAATCAGGGGCTAGGTTCTTCGATAACGATTCATCGCCTACCGGACTATTGAAACATGAATCACCATTGGACCCAAAAACAATAAAGACGCTTAAGGATTCGTGGGAAGAATCGCACAGGGGGTTAGACCAAAGTCACAGGATAGCAATACTTCACGGTGGACTAACTTATGAGCAGGTTGGTATTCCTCAAAAAGATGCCCAGTTTATCGAGACTCGTAAGTTCCAGATTTCGGATATAGCAAGATGGTACCAGGTACCTCCGCACATGCTGGCAGAGTTAGACAAAGCTACGTTCAGCAATATTGAGGAACAG